CAATGATGAGAAGTATCATACACTCAAAGACTGGTTCGAAAATCAAAACGAGGGCAAACCTCTTATCGATCCAAATGCATCAAGTAGAAAACTCAAGACACAAACAAAGATGATCAGTATCATCAAGAATAGTTTGAAAGGTAATTCAAAACTAGAAGAGTTCAATCAGTGTTTTAAAGATGCAAAGAATCTAACAGAACAAAAACGCCAGTATGTTTCTACATACGGTTACGAGAATGTTGCTGACTATCTAAATATGAAGACAGATAAATTAATCAAGAAAGAAAACTTTGATCGTTATGAGTTTGATAGTATTGTCACATGGTGGAAAAAGATGGCAACAAAACGATTTAATAATCTCAAAGAACAAGGCAGATTAAGAAACGAACTAGAAGTCTGGTCTAAAAATGCAGACATAGATATTATTAGATGAGTAAAAAAGAAAACGAATTAAGAACTTTGCAAAAACAGGCTTGGGACCGAGCAATGAGTAAAAGTAAACCTAATGCTGGTACGCCACATGATTGGGAAGATTATGAAAATGAACGAAAAAGATTACGAACTACTAAGAAAACAATTTAGAAATTATATATGGACACACACTGATATGTTCGCATCATGGACATTTGGTGTGATCTGTGGTTTTATTGGAGGTTTAATTTTTTCGGCATTATGAGTAGATTATTTGGAAAAGTTTTTAGAGTGGTAGAGAATCCATTCGAAGAATCGGCAGGCATAGAACTAATAGATACAGAATGGGAAGGTCTTGTCTATCAATATGGTAAAGTAAATTTTGTAGAGGGTAAACCTGAGATCGAGTTTGAGAGAAGTGTCAGAAGACTGCCAAAAGGCGTTGAAGAGACTGAGGAGAACATCGAAGAACTACTAAATAATACAGAACTACACACCCTTATGGGAGATATACTAGTTGAACTACTAGAGGAACAAGTAAAGAAAGATGAACAGAGAGATATTAAAAGCACAGATCAAGAGGCATGAAGGCGAAGTCCTAGAAATTTATAAGGACTCTCTTGGTTACTTAACATTTGGAGTAGGGCATCTAGTTAGAGAAGATGATCCTGAATTTGGTCAGCCAGAAGGCACACCAGTAAGTCAAGAAAGAGTAGATGAAGTCTACGATTATGACTTCGATAAACATGTCGAAGAAACAAAACACTTAGTAGAAAACTTTGATGATTTACCAGAAGACATTCAACATGTCTTAGTGAACATGATGTTCAACATGGGATATAATCGTTTATCAAAGTTCAAAAATATGTTGAAGGCTGTTGACTCAAGAGATTGGGAAGAAATGGCAAGACAGATGGAAGATTCTAGATGGTTCGGTCAAGTTGGTCGAAGATCAGTAGAATTGAAGGAGATTGTATTGAGTGTTTAGTCCTATGGACGGCGCTAAAGTAAAATGTATTCGCCTAAACACTGGCGAAGTTTTACTAGGGTTCGCAAAACCAAAAAACAGTGGCGATTGGATTATTGTCGAACCTCAAATCGTATTGACAACAGCAGATAACGGAAAGATGTCAGTTGATTTTGCACCTTGGATTCCATATGCAAAAGAATACGAGTTCGTGATTAACAAGAATCAAATTCAAACAGTGTTTGATCCTAGACCACAACTTGAAACAAATTTTAAAAACGCCACTGGAAATAACACTAGAGGTAAGGTAAGTAAATGATGAAAGATATGACAAGCGAACTTTTAAAGGCGGTCGTAGCACATGCTGACGGTCACATTGTAAAACATAAAACTAATGTATTAGTTCAAATGAAAAATTCAGTTGGTGTGGGTGAACACTCAGATCACATTGAAACAATAGAAAAAGAATTAGAACAGATTGCTCATTACGAAGATATCAAAGATGTAGTGAGAAAACATTTCTCAGATTATAGCGATAAGTCCCTTCTCAACGAATAATCTTTGTAGTATAATAACTACATGGATTTTTACACAAATGTATGTCGATCTAGAGACAAGATTCTAGTACAAGGGTATGCAGGTAATAAGAAACAGAAGATCGCTGTTTCTTATCGACCAAAGCATTTTATTCCATCTAAACGAGGTCAGACACCATACAAATCACTTGATGGTCGACCACTCGAAGTTGTTGAACTCAACTCAATGGGTGGTGCAAGAAAGTTTCGAGAGAAGTATGAAGGTGTAGAAGGCTTTGAGATTCATGGTTATGATAGATATGTTTACACATATATCTCAGACAAGTTTCAAGGCGACATTAAATGGGACTTCAACAAAGTAAAAATCGCCACACTTGATATCGAGTGTGAGTGCGAAGATGGTTTTCCAGAACCAATGCTCGCATCTGAAAAAGTCAATGCGATCTCAATCAAACCATTTGGCAAAGAAACAGTTGTCTTCGGTATCGGACCATGGGATCATGGCAGAACAGATGTCATCTATGTCAACTGTAAGAATGAGTTTGATCTCTTACAAAAGTTTATCAAATACTGGCGAACAGAATGGTTCGATATCATTACGGGTTGGAATGTAAACTCATTCGACATCACCTATCTTTGTAATCGTATCGACAGACTCATGGGCGAAGATGAACATCGTAAACTTTCGCCGTGGGGTCAGTCAAATGTTAGAGAGTTTACAACACAAGGTTATCAGAAACAACAAGTCTTCGATCTTCTAGGTGTCAACATCATCGACTATCTAGAAATGTATCGTAAGAAAACATTTGTCAATCAAGAATCATATAAGTTAGATCACATTGCACAAGTAGAACTTGGTAAAGGTAAACTAGATTACTCAGAATATGGTTCACTTCACACATTATACAAACAAGATTATGCAAAGTTTCTAGAATACAATGTTCGTGATGTTGTTCTTGTAGAAGAACTCGACAACAAACTAGGATTTATGGAACTTGTTATGTCTCAAGCCTATACTGCAAAGTGTAATTACTCAGATACATTTGGCATGGTGAAGTATTGGGAAACTATCATCTACAACTTCTTAAAAGATCAAGGCATACAAACACCACCACAAAGACTGAAGACTGGCAATGACAAGAACAAACCTATTGCAGGTGCATATGTAAAAGAACCACTTGTTGGTGGTCACAATTGGGTCATGTCTTTCGACTTGAACTCTCTATATCCACATATCATTATGCAGTACAACATTTCGCCTGAGAAACTTGTAAAAGGCAATCGTCAAGATGTCAGTATCGACAGACTACTTGATAAGAAATGTGATCTATCATATTGTAAACAAACTGATACATGTGTTGCACCAAATGGTGTTCTCTTCTCAAGAGATAAACAAGGAATGTTTCCTGAACTCATGGAAACTTTTTACGAAGAGCGTAAAGAGTGGAAGAAAAAGATGATTGAGTATCAGAAAGAGAAAGAGAAAACAAAAGATGTCAAAAGATTGAGAGAACTTGATACACTGATAAAGAGGGCATATAACAATCAACAAGTTCGTAAGATCGCCTTGAACTCAGCTTATGGTGCGATGGCGAATCAATACTTTGCCTTCTTCTCTATTGATCTTGCAGAGGCAATCACCATGTCTGGCCAATTGATCATTAAATGGGCAGAAAAGACAGTAAACAATTATCTAAATGATCTTCTTAAAACAGATAATGAAGATTATGTTGTTGCAATGGACACTGACTCAGTTTACATTACAATGGATAAATTTGTAAAACAAATCTTTCCCGAAGATACACCAAAAGAAAAGATCATCGACTTCTTAACAAAAGCAGAATCTAAAATCGAAGAGGCACTTGCATCTGGATTCCATGATCTGGCAGAATACACAAACGCCTTCCAACAAAAGATGCAAATGGGTCGAGAAGTTATTGCAGATCGTGGTATCTGGACTGCCAAGAAGAGATACATTCTCAATGTTCATGACAATGAAGGTGTAAGACTGGCAGAACCAAAACTCAAAATGATGGGCATCGAAACTGCAAAGTCATCAACGCCTCAATGGGTTCGTGATAAGTTATCAGAAGCACTTGAAGTTGTAATGCGAGGCACAGAACACGAACTATGGGAGTTTGTCGAGACTGCAAGAAAAGAGTTTCGTAATCTTCCGCCAGAACAAGTTGCCTTCCCTAGAGGTTGTCGTGGTCTGTTTCAATACAAAGACTCGACAAACATTTATTCAAAGGGTACACCAATACATGTTCGTGGCTCTCTTCTTTATAATCATCTACTTGTAGAGAAGAGTCTTGATATGAGATATGAATTGATCAAGAATGGTGAGAAGATTCACTTTACATATCTGACTTTGCCAAATCCTATCAACGAGAATGTCATTTCATTTACAAGTGCATTACCTAGAGAATTTGATTTACATCGTTTTGTTGATTACGATATGCAGTTTGAAAAGTCATTTGTTGAACCATTGAAGGTAATAGTCAACTTAATTAACTGGAATGTAGAACCAGTCGCTAGTCTAGATTCATTCTTTGGATAAATAGATGGCATGGATGAACATGACATATTAGAACGCATAGAAAAACTCGAAAGAGATTCTCACCCACCCATAGGTTTGTGTGAGTTTGAAGGATTTCAAGAGTTGAATGAGAGGATAGATGCGATTGAGGAAAAATTAGAAAAATGTATGAGTATAATGTTACAATCGTCAAAGTAGTGGACGGTGATACGGTAGATGTCGATATCGATTTAGGATTCGGTATGACTTATAAGAAACAAAGAGTTAGGATGTTAGGCATCGATACGCCTGAAAGCCGAACTCGTGATCTAGTAGAAAAGAAATTTGGTAAAGCATCAAAGGCTCATCTTAAAAAACTTCTAAAAGATTCAGAGAGAATTAGTTTAATTTCTCATGACAAAGGAAAGTTCGGTAGAATTCTAGGCGAACTCTATGGTCATTACGAAGAAGGTCATCCAGTTTATGGTGGTTCTTTTAATATCAATCAACAAATGATAGATGATCATCATGCAGTTGAATATGATGGCTCATTAAAAGAACTTATCGAAGAACAACATTTAAAAAACAGAGAGATTCTTCTAGAAAAAGGAGAAGTAGAACTATGACCATATCCTTTATGGATTGTTTCTATATCGGTATGTTCATCATCGTTTTCGGTTTCATAATTCACATAGAAACTAACATTAAGATTCTAATGGAGATGATGAAAGAACATGTCCGTTGTGAATCATTAGCAGATTTAAAAAAGTCACTTGATAAAGATTAACTATTAGTGTAAACTAATAAGTATTATTAAATTATGAGAGGTGCAAATGAATTTTATCAAAGATTTAGTCAAAGCATCGGGTAATGAATATGCAAATATCGTTGCCGATGGTGTTGCGGCTGGAGATGTAGATAACTTCGTAGATAGTGGTTCTTACATCTTCAACGCATTATTATCAGGTTCACTTTATGGTGGCCTGCCTTCAAACAAAATCACCGCAATCGCAGGTGAATCAGCAACAGGTAAAACTTTCTTCGCATTAGGAATGTGCAAACAATTCTTAGAAGATAATCCTGAGGCTGCCGTAATCTATTTCGAATCAGAATCAGCAATCACAAAAGAAATGATCGAAGAAAGAGGGATAGATTCAAACAGAGTTGTTATCGTGCCTGTGGTAACAGTTCAAGAATTTCGTCATCAGGCAATCAACATTCTTGACAGATATTTGGAAACAGATGAGTCAGAGAGACCTCCAATGATGTTTTGTTTAGATTCACTTGGTATGTTATCGACTACCAAAGAGATCGAAGACACAGCAGATGGTAAAGAGACTCGTGATATGACTCGTGCCCAAGTTGTTAAAGGTGCATTTAGAGTTCTGACATTGAAACTAGGTAGAGCAAAAGTGCCAATGATTGTAACTAATCACACTTATGATGTTATCGGTTCCATGTTCCCACAAAAAGAAATGGGTGGTGGTTCAGGACTTAAATATGCAGCTTCGTCTATTGTCTATCTTTCAAAGAAAAAGGAAAAAGAGGGTAGTGAAGTTGTAGGAAATATTATACACTGTAAGAACGCCAAAAGCAGACTGACAGTTGAGAACAGAATGGTCGATGTTAGATTGACATACGATAAAGGTCTCGACAGATATTATGGTCTACTTGATCTGGCTCTCGCAAGTGGTGTCTTCAAGAAGGCATCAACTAGAGTCGAGTTGCCAAATGGTAAGACAGAGTTTGGTAAAACCATTAATAACAATCCAGAAAAATACTTCACAGATGATGTGATGGAAAGACTAGAAGAGGTAGTAAAAGATTATTTCAAATATGGAAGCAAGAATAGAACAGACAATACTGAAGAACCTGATACAGAGTGAAGAGTTTACTCGTAAGGTAATTCCTTTTCTCAAGTCTGAGTATTTCACCGACTCATCTGAACAGTTAGTTTATCAACTGACTAGGGAGTATTTCGATAAGTACACCAAGAGTCCAACAGTTGAAGCACTTCTCATAAATCTTGACAAAGACACTTCATCGCCTGATAAAGTGGTCGAGTCAGCAAGACAACTGATTGGTAATCTTGAACAAGCGGATGAGTCACCAACAGAGTGGGTAATCAACGAGACAGAACAGTGGTGTAAAGATAGAGCAATCTATCTAGCAGTTATGTCATCTATCGATGTTCTTGATAAAAAGTCTCAGAGATCAACAGGTGAAATACCAGACTTACTTAAAGATGCATTATCAGTATCTTTTGATACACATATTGGTCACGATGTATTAGAAGATGCTGATGATCGTTTTGAGTTCTACAATAAAGAAGAAGAAAAGATTCCGTTTGATCTAGAATATTTCAACAAGATCACCAAAGGTGGTCTACCAAACAAAACACTTAACATTTGTCTT